GGCCGGTGGTAGGTTAGGCGTGTCATATCGCCACGCCGCCGCTGCAAGAATGGAATTTTCTACTTGATTTCGAGAGTCGGAAGCACGTCGGCCGCTGTCTGTTCGCGTGCTATCCGCGGATCGAGGTAGTGAGTCCGCGTTGTGCGGCTCGATGCGTGTCCGGCTTGACGGGCCGCCATCTCCACGCCGCCGGCCGCCGCCGTGTAGCTGAGATTGGTCCGGCGGAGTTTGTAGAACAGGTCGCAATGCCGTCGGTTGTCGGGTATTCCAGACCGCTCTACAATCTGACCAAACCGTTTCCAGAGACGGTCGGGGTGTAGGGGCCAGGGCCAAACCAGCTCCCTCGCTTCGTTGTAGTGGGAGGCAATTGCGGCGACCGTCTGATCCGTCAACCAGAAGAGCCGGTCGCGTCGTTGTTTCTGTGACGCATGGCGGACAATCAAGCACCGCTCCGCTAGGTTGCAATCGGCACAACGGACGGACCTCAACGCGGAGATCCTGGCGCCCGTGTTGTATACCGCCAGCACCAGAGACGGCCAATAGTAGCGAGCTGGGATATTGTCTATCATGCCTGGCGTCTTGCGGCACTCGGCCACCAGCAACTCGACTTCCGCTACCGTCCACGCCTTCGGGATCCGTTGCGGCTCGTGGCACCGAGGAATATCTCGCGGCGCCCGGTCGACGTAACCCTTGCGATATGCGTGACGCCAGATAGTTAGCACCGCTCTTCGCTTGGAGTTCACGGTCGCGGGTGACCGGCCGAGACCGATCAAGTAGCGTAGCCACTCTACCACTATTTCGTCGCACAACTCCCCGAGCGGTACCGGCCGCCAATCGCAGAACTGCCCCGCCGCGGTCCGCAATTGTCGAGCCGATCCCGGCCGCATGTCGAGGCGGGAAGGAAGGTACTTCGCTTTGAGATATTCTTTGATGTCCATGAACGGAAAGACCATAAAGGCAAAGGCCATTAATCTTATGGTAATTCACCGCAACCGAGGAAGAGGCTAATTTTCTGACCTCCACCTCACCTAAGCCCCCTCTTGACGTAGGGGGAGGGGACAAGGTGTGTCGGTTGTTTGGAAAATGCAGGGTTCCGTCCATTTTCTCACTCAAAAAATAACCCCCGCATCGGTCTACAAGTGGCCTGGAAAGCCTCTCGGAGTACCGACGCGGGGGAATGGTGGCGCAGGTTTCCAGGCCGAGCATCTGTATAGGCGGCCGTGACCAGAAGCGGTCAAGAGTCGCCAGCGTGATTCCAGTCAACGCCGGCTAGTTTAAGTGATAACTACAATCGCGTCAAGTGGTCTTTGAAGAAATTTTAGAAATAGTTTCAGACGCGACGGGAGTGAGAAGAAATAAAGCGTTGCACCCCAGAGACTTAGCTACCTTTTCAACGGTCTTCAATGTGGGCATAATTTTCCCATTTAGTAGCTGAGAAACGTATGCGTCGGACGTTTCCAGTCGCTTCGCAAACTGCCTTTGGTCGATTTTCAGCGAATCCAGGCGGTACCGGACGTTTGCAACAAACGTTTCATTGAGTGGTGGCATGTCTTGCATCTCCTTACTTTATCCGGTAAAACCCGATTGTCAAGAGCAGGCGGGCGAGTCGTGTTGACTGACACGCGGCGTGTAGCGCGGTCCTCACGGATACCGTCCGGCTCACCCGCCAGAGCGTCCAGCGGGAGTCGAACCCGCACTTGGAGCTTGGGAAGCTAATGTCGCGGGCTTTAAGGTGTTTCCGGGGAAAGACTTGCGTTGCGGAAGAGAAAGCCCCGCCGGAAGCCCGACGGGGCCGTAAGAAGTGGCTTACCGGCCTTCTTTCCCGCTTCTTGGTTTTGGGCCGGTGGTCGCGTGAGGTTCTCCCTCTGGTCAAGGTTGTGGCGGGTCTTTACGGTTGGCCCGCCGTGATTTCTTTAGGCAACCGTGAGGGTTGATTCCCGAAATGATCTTCGCCGGGTCGCCGTTGGGGCAGTTTCGCCGGGGTGCGACCTGGCCGTCGAATTCATATCCGCATAGAACGCATTGCATTGAGGGCGGGTCTTTGCCCGTCGGTTCGAATTGGCAATCTACAATCATACGGCAGTTACTACGCAAGTAGTGCTTGACGCATTTGCGCACGCGCCAAGAGGCCCCGTACCCGAAACGTAGGGGATCGACTCGCCGCTGAGTGCACAATCAATAGAACTAGTCGACGAGTACACCTTTTGCCACGTCACGTAATACGTGCTATATGCCGGCGGGGAGCCCGCGCGAATCGACACCGTTAAATAGACGTCGGCTCCGATAAGTTGTAGGTAAAGTTCTATCATTTCCGCAGAGCAGGTTGTGACCGGGAAGAAGTACCGATAGATGCACGGGTTGTCTACGAACGGCGTATTTTGGATTGCCACGAACGTGCCGTTGAAACTAGTGCAACATGATTGTGTGAAGCCCGCTAGCACGATTGAAAATTCATCGGGCGTTGTGCCGTCGTCGCATACGTCACACGGGTTGACGCAGCACTCCCCTGGGTATCCAATCCCATATTTCCGCCAGGTGGACAACCGACGGCGATCTCGGCGGGGTCGCCAGTCAAGTGGGTCCCCCGGTAGCCAGAGTTGCGGTCGTTCGATCATTCTGGACAATCTCCCGCGACAACTCGCCATTCACTATCGGCGTCGTTCCAAATAGCTTCAATCCATGTATCGTCGTCGAGGGCGCCGCTGTGCGTGTTTGGTACGGTTGTCGGTGCCGTGGTTCCCGTGCCAGGGTAAGTCGTTGCACCCGGCGGAAGCATGATTTTTACATTATCGACGTCGATAGGGTCGTCACTGGTGGTGTCCCCGTCGACCTGACACTTTATGTGAGTTGCCGGCGGATACCCGTTACCTATTCGAACGACGGCCCACTTGCCGGCGCCGGTTCCCGATTCCTTGTAGAGGATCTCCGCCGGCCCGTGAACGCAGCTCTGGAGTTGCGTGTTGTCCGAGTCCTTCAACTCGGCAAACCCGTGATCCGCGTCCCCTACGTTGATCTTGCACGTCGCCGCGCCTGAGATTATCGCCCTGCCTATTGTGCCGGCTTCAATCGGCTCAACACAGACTCCAAACTTCCCGAGGTGATCGTCTTCGTCTGGCGTGTCGCCGGTCAACACCGCCTCCACCTTGAACGCGGTGTTATCATCGTCGTGGTCAAATAGGACACTCTCCAGGCCGATGATACCTAGCCAGGGAATGTCACTTGCCGAGATGTTTTTCACCCTCACGATGCCAGGCCGCCGGTCAACGGCATGGTGAGCGAGCGTGTGTTTCTGGTGCTGGTAATCCTCCAGCATCTCCGCCAGGGCGTTCAAGAAATGAATGGAGACGTCCTGAATCGTCGCACCAGGCGTCAGCCGCGGCCATCTCATGTACCGATCCCCAATTGAGAGAAGTCGGTTGAGTGGAGTACCCTCTCCACGTTTACCTGGCGAGCACGCGGAGCGAGCTTCTTTCCGGTGGCATCCTCTTCGGTCTCACTGAGCACCCATGCGTAGTGCCAGCCTATTTTCACGGGGACCGTAATCTGCCCGACCGCGACGTCCGTCTCCGTCGGCTGTTGTGCAAAGTTAAAAGTCGCGTCGAGTAGGGCGGGGTTCTTCGAGGATTGGCCGCCGGTCGCCGTTTCGAGCAAAACCTCCCCAGCCGGAAACCCGCGGAAAGTCGCGTCGTTATAGTGGCCCTGGATCTGCGCTAGGATCTGCGAATAGGCCCACCCGTAGTCAGCGAGCAGAAGCTGGTGGTTCTCCGTCCACTTGAAACAATAGTCGGGGACGTCGGTCCCCTCGATGTCGCCGTTTTCCGTGACATTGATTGCCCCCTTGTGATCCACCTCCGCCTTGCCGGCCGCCGTTGTCTTACTGATCGTTTCGAGCGAGTGGGTAATGTGCTTCGAACCACCGCCGGCCGTGAAATTCCACGAGAAGTCGCCTTCCTCGGGTTGTTTCTTGTTCTGCGGTCCGTAGGTCACTTCGACGTACCACAGATTGTGCCCGTGTGGCGATAGCTTCAAGTTTGTCCGGTAGAGGCCGGCGTACAGGGCGGGGGAATATCCAAGAGCGAGATTGTAGGCCAGGATGTCGTTATCCGTGCCAGACAACCCGAAGTGCAACACCTTAGAGTTAGCCCCGCTCGTCTCCCGGCTTGTCGGTCGTTCCCACCACTTGATCGCCATTAGCTCGTTCCCAACTCAAACCCCATTCGTTTCAATTCCCCGAGCACCTGGAGGCTGGTCTCGTGGTCCTTGTCGGCTATCTTGCAAATATCCTCAATGCCGTCGGCCATCTTCTCGACCGGACCGCCGCCGCCCATGGCTGAAAGGGCCGAGGCCGAGAAGGTTCCCATCGAGGATATTTTGGCCTTCACCGCTTGTGTGTTCTGGATGATTGCAGGGACGCCAGGCAATGTCGGCATAGTTGGCTTGCTCTCGCCGTCAGCGCCGACGGTAGCCTTGGCATTTCGAGCCCTTTCAAGTGCCGCGTCGCGTGCCTTTCGGGCCGCGTCGAGCTCCCGGCTAGCCGCCGCTATCTTTTCTGCTCGTTCTGCGTTGGCTCGATCCCGCTCGCCGTACAACGCGGCTTGTGCGGCTTGATTCGCTTCCGTAATTTGAGCCTTCTTTGCATCCGTGGCGGCGTCGATAGCCTTGACGCGGCCAGGTAGAGACTTTCTGCTTCGGGCGTAATCCTCTTCGATTGCCTTGCGAACGTCCTCTGTAGATACACCCTCAATCCTGGCGAATATCGGCGCCAACGCCTCAGCCAGGCCCTCTTGGAACGTTGACGACTTCCACTTCTCCCACAGTTTTGTAAGGTAGCCGACGAGTTCTACCCACATCAACTTTAGCCCCGCGATTGTCGTGAGAAACGCTGACGCTATTCCCGTAGTGAGGTCCGTCCACACAATCAGAAACCCTTGCCAGGTTTCCGTCAGCCACGTTGTCAATCGGATCCAATGGTATTTTACGCCAGCGACTATCACTCCGACGGCCGCCTCGATGTCACCGGCCTTGATCGCGTTGCCTATCGCCGCGAAAGTGTCTTGCAAGGAGCCGAACACGCTCCCCAACCACTCCAATAGTTTCCCCCCTAGACCAGAGAAGTAGATAAACGCCCCGGCCGCGGCCATGATACCCGCCGTCAACAGTCCTATCGGAGACAGAATCGCACCGAAGATAGCCATAGCGGTACTTGTCACCCCAATGACGGTCATGACCGCGGCGTGGAGTCCCCCCAACGCAAACCCGGCGATTTGCACCGCCGCCCCAAAGGTCATGAGAGCCACGCCCGCGGTCGCCACGCCCGCGATGGCTGCGACCACTCGGACCACCAGCTCCTTGTTCTCTTTAATGAACTCCGCCAGCATATTGAGCATTGGCGCCGCCGCGTCGGCCAGGTTCGAAAACGCCTCGGAGAGCGCCTCCCCTATTGCAATCTGAACACCCTCCACCGCACTCCATAGGATCCGCAACGAACCGCCGAGGCCGCTGTCCATGAGATCCGCGGTCTTTTGTGCCGTCCCGCCGGCGTGGTCGATTGCGTTTGACAGATTACCGTAGGAGTCAATCGCCTTGCCGAGAATCACCGCGGAGGTGGCCGCTCGACTCCCGAAATACTCCTTCGCAAACGCCAGCCGCTCCGCGGACCCCATCTCGGTCATGGCCGCGGCCATATCCCGCACAATATCCGCCGTGGCCCGCATGTCGCCCTGGTCGTTTGCCGTCGCAATCCCCATCGCCGCGAGCTTCGCCCGCTTGGCAGGGTCCGCGAGCTGCAGAAGCATCTGACGGTAGCCGGTACCCGCCATAGACCCCTTGATTTGCATGTTCGCCAGGATCCCGATAATCTTCGCTGTATCCTCCACCGATTCGCCGGCCTCATTCGCCAGGGGGGCGATATACTTCATGGCCTCCCCGAGATCCGTCAAGGTCTGTGCGGAGTTGTTGGCCGTGGCGGTCATTACGTCCGCGACCCGCCCCATCTGTCCGGCTTCGAGCTGGAAAGCGCGCAACGTTCCCGCCGCGATGTCGGAAGCCTCGGCAAGTTCGGTTCCCGTCGCCCGAGCCAGGTTCAACATATCGGCCGTGGCCGCTTTGATTTCTTCCGGCCGGAAGCCCGCCCGGCCGAGGGAGACCATGCCGCCGCCGACTTCACTGGCGGTATAGCTGGTGGTCCTGCCTAGCCGCTTTGCCATCTCGTACAGCTCACCGAATTTCTCGGTGGTCGCACCGGTGACGGCCTGGACCGTCTTCATCTGATCGTCGAACGAGGCAAACGTCCGGGTAGCCATGACTATCGGCGCCGCCGCGATAGCCGACATCATGACCATCTGCCGGCCCATAGCCTGAGCCGATTGGCCGAAGGCCCTCAAACGTGCCTGAGCGCCCGCCAGGCCCCGCATGAACGCGGACCGCTTCACATACAACTCAACGAACGCTCGACCTGCGCGGATGTTTCTCATGGCTTCTCGGCGTCCTGACGGGCTTGTAGTGCTTCCATGATTGTCGGGCTATAGGGGATCACGTTATTTGCCTCAGTAATCTTTGCCGTCACCCGACACGGGTTGAGCTGGTCAGGCTCGATGGGAATCGCATCCTCTTCGAGGTGAGTGTTGACAATTGCCGCCACCACCGCCGCGGTCAGGTCCCACCGGCCGCGAGCCATAATCCACACGTCACGCAACGTTTTCGGGTCGGGGTCTACTCCGCATTGGCCGGCGAGTTCGTAGGCGAGTTCAACCGGGTCAATAAATCCTCGACCTCCCGGTCCATCTTGAGTTCCATCGCCTTGACTAGCTTCTCCTCCAACACTGGATCCCCCACCTTCGCTATCGCCAGATCGAGACCCTTCTGTTGCACCGCCAGTTGTTTCGCCGTCGCTGTCTTGAGTAGGGATCTCTTCTGAGCGGGGAAAAAATCCGCGACGGCCTCCAGTAGTGCCGCCGTCGCTGAGTCAATCGGATCTCCCACTAACCCCTCGGCAAATGACTCCTCGGTGACCTCTCTCCCTTTGGCGTCCGCTTCCACGAGTAGCCAGAGGAGATCCACCAGGAGAATCGGATCGTTGGCTAGGCGGCTGTATGTCGCCTGGTCAATGTCCGCCAAGTCGATGTCAAGAGCCTTTCGAACCTTTTTGATTGCCCCGGTGGTAACCGTCAGGATCCAGTCGCGTTTTTTTCCGTCAGTGAACTTTGCCATGCCCTAGTTCCCTTTGTTGAGTAATTGCCCCGGTCAAGTTGTTTACGGTGTCGAGTCTTGCAACCTCATGATGGTGATAGTGTCGTCTGTCACCGTCCCCTGGCTTACGTAGAGCACGGTCACCGGATCCCCGGTCAACGGGTTTGCGTGGTCGCACGAGTCATGCCAGAGGTACACCTCATCGGCGTACAGGTCGATGTCGCCAATGACGTCGGCGTCGGCGTCTTCGGCGTGAATGTGAGCCCGCACACCGGCCAGGGCCGCGAACGCATCGAGATTGTCGCCGTCGATTGCCATATTGATCTGCTGGTGAGTACAAAGCACAACCGTCGCGTCGGCCGTTGCGGGGAAGTCGTCTCCCGAGCCACCGTCTAGGGCAACGTTGTCGTCGGTTACGGTGACGTCTACGTCGTACCGCATTTCGAGCCCCGTGGTGCCCGACGTCCAGTAGACGTCCATCTTGCCAGTCGAATAACCGTGTCCGTTAGTGAGAGTACCGGCCGCGGTGTCGGCGTCGGTCTTGACCCAGCTCCCTACCGCCTGGCCGCCGGCGAGAACGATGTCCGGTAGAGCTTCGGCCGCGTCCCCGGTCTTGTCGAAGGATTCGCTGATTTGCTTCCCGCCGATCTCGGCCGAGATGAGCAATTTTCCCGTAGCCATGATTCAATTCCTTATTTGATTCCGTGCTGTTTGTAGAACAGGTCCCCGATCCTAGATATACAGGCTCGGCGTCCGCTGTTCGTCGGTGGGGGTGGCCGTGAATTGGTAGGTCTGCTCACCCTTCAACGGCTTGCCGAGCTTCACGGCGAGAGTGCAATCCCCGTCGAACCCCTTGCCGCTGGAGAAGTCCTTTGTGCGGATCGCAACGCCGGTACCGGCGATAGCGGCCGCCAGGAGCGATTCGAGAGTCGCGTCCGTCCGGCGGAGCATCGTCCACTCAATCGAGATTCCAAGGGCCGTTACCCGCTCCGTATTGATCGGCGGAGAGCTGCCGGACCCGCGGACGGTTGTGTCGCCCTTCTCGGGGTCAATCGAATAGTTGATGTCCCGGCTGTTGGTGATCTCGGTGCTGGCCGTCGAGCCGATAGCACCGTAGTAGATCTTTCCCTCAAACCCCATTTTGACGCCAGTTGCGGCCATGGTCCTAAACCTCCGTTTTCAGTGTTAGCCGATAGATCCAGCCCACCCTCGGGCGAACCTATCGCGGTTCTTTTCTAGTGCAGGCCCCATAAAAGGCCGTTCTTCGTACTCCTGGCCCTTGTACTTACGCCCGTGCTCGTGTGGCTCCCCTGCCCGGCCTAGCTTGTCGGCGTCCACTCCAACGACCGCCTGCTCGTCTCGGAGCTCTACTTCAAACGCAATCGCCTCACGGAGACCACCCCGGCGGAATCCGCGGGTGTGCGGTGGCTCCCCTTCTTCGCTCGGGTCCGGCGATCGTTCGATAGACTCGATGGCTGTCTTGCGGATCGAGGCCGCCGCATGAAAGAGGTTTCGATACGTCGCCCGCCTGGCCGCCGCCGCGACCTTGTGGTGCTCGTCGATAACTTTGCTTTTCATGCCGAACATGATGTTCCCTATGCCGCATCTTCTCTCCACACCAGGGATGAATAGACGCCCTTCGGAAGGCCGCCGCCGGACCGGCCGCCACGAACACGAAACCGGTCAATGTAGATTTTTTCCTCCTCAGCCCCGGCGTCCCGCTGGAGACATACGACAGGCTGGACCTTCGTCTCGGAGCTTATGTCGCTCATGACCACCGCCGCCCCGCTTTGCTCGACGCCGTTGATCTCAAACTTCACGGCCGAGAGGTCCGAGAAGTCGATAAGAAAATGGTTTTCCGCGTTGTCTACCAGGTCGACGCCCGAGTCTTGATCGTCCGTGTTCGTGTTGTTGTCGTCGGCTTCGACCAGGATGTTCGCGGAGGTGCCTTCCATGCGGAACCACGCACTCGTAGTCACGGCATCTAGCGAGTCTTCGGCGTTCGTGTGGTTGCTGCATACGCCAATCACGAGCCGCTGGTCGGCGGATCCGAGAGCGTTCGTCCCGGTGAGATCCATACGGATCCAGAACTCGACAATTGGCTTTTCGTTGAGGTCGATCTGGAGATTGTCGCCGCCAAATAGTTGCGTCGATTGCGCCTCCGAATCGCTGGAGTTGATAAGCGAATAGCCGCCGCCTACTTCGTCGGTGACGTAATCTTCGGTAGAGTTCGCCGTTTCGGCGTCGACCGCCCAATAGTCCGGCAAGGTGTCACCGGCGTCCTTCGAGAACTCCTCATCATACTCGAAGTCACCGGTGTCGTAGCCCTTGACCTGTTGGACGATTTCCAGCACGTCCCCAACGGCCAGAGCCGTCACCGAGAGCGTTCCCGAGACGGATCCGTAGGCCGCGACGGAGCTATCCACCGTGACCACGCCAGTCAATACGGTGGTTCCATTTTTCAAAACGTCGAGTTCGACCGAGCCGGCCGTCGCCGCAACCACCGCCCCCGCCTTGAACCCGACCAGCACGCCCGTTGCACCGACGACGTGGTGAATAACCCGCGAGAAAGATTGCGGTGTGACGTTGCTGTCGTCGGCAACGGTCTTTTCGTACTGGTGTTGGAGCTTGCTCGCCGCGACCTTTGCCCCGGCCGAGACCATATCGTCCGTGATCGTGCCGTCGGGGAGGGTGGTGTCCTGTGCAAACGTCACCGCCTCCGCGAAGTGTACTTCCTGGTGGAAAACGGTCGGGAGTGTCATGGCTCACACCTCTACAAGTCCCTGGATATGGAAAATTCCAACGTGATAACCGACGTGAACTGGCGGAAGTTTCGGGCGTGCGAACGGTAGTAGGTTGGCTTCTGTTGCCACCCCACGCAGACCGCCGGCTCATAGTCTGTCAACCGCGAGAGTAGGCACACGTCGCGGATCTCTTGCACCAGCAACCACAACGGGTCGGTGACGGACGTATCGCTCACGTCGCACTTTTTTCTGAGCCCCACGTCGACGAGGTGAGAATCCTCTTGGACGTCTCCCGAGAGAGGTTCGCCCTGAGCGGACCGGCCTATCGCCACGTCGACGTGAAGGCCGTCGTCAGCCAGCTCATCATGGAAGTCGATAGCCGCCCTGGCTGCCGTGAATGATTGCGACCAGGAGTGGTCCTCATTCAGGAAGCTCACCAGAGCGTCAGCGACGTCTACGATTACCGCGTTGGTCATGCCTTATTGATCCGCTTCGTGTAAATCACAATTTTCTGTTGAGTGGGGTCCAGCTTGTAACACTGTCGATCCACCGGCAGAACTTCATAGGTCTCGGTGTCGCGTCCCCGAAACACCTCGATCGTGTCGCCCGGCTCGGGGATAACCGGGTCGCCTCCGATAATCAGGTCGCTCGCTCGACCGTGGAAGTCCAGGTCGGTCCAGCGCGTGACCATAATGCCCATTTCATCCTCGGTCTGATACTCATGCCGGCCGAGGGTGGCGGACCACTGACATACGGCCGTGCCTTGCGTGTACTTCACGCGAACGCTTGCCGACTCCGCGAAGTCGTCGAGCAAGGCGTTGGCGCCGTCTTGGAAAATGTTTCCCATCTCGCACCCTGAGCCCCGAGGCCCCTCCGCCCCCGGCGAGTATCAGACCGGGGGCGGAGGAAGGAGAAAAACAGACTTACGTCGTTTCGGTAAACTGGATGATTGTCCAGGTGGTACCGTCGCAATGCACCAGGGCCGCCTCGGCATCCTCGATTGTGCCGATTGCACCGCCGGCGTCGTTTTGTAAGGCGATGTGCTCGCCTCCCGTGTTTTTGATAATGAGCATGACGTCAGCCATGTCAGCTTCCGGTGGCAACAACAGATTCTCCGAGGCGCCCGAGGAGTTCGGATCCACCAGGAGCCAGTTGCCGGTGAGAGTCACCGCGGTCAACGCGACCTGCGCGTCGCTCATGTCGATGGTCTGTGCGGTCATGAGAGCACAGAACCCGTCGAGGTGAACCTTTCCGGCTCGCCCGGTACCGGCCAGGGCACCCGGCGTCAGCTTGATGTCACCGCCGTTGCCGTTGGTCGAGCTGGCCGCTCCACCTGTGATATTGACGGCTCCACCGTTTCCGGTGGCTCCTGCGCCTGACGCTCCACCGGTGATAGCCACCGCACCGCCGGCCCCGGTACCAGCACCAGCACCACCGACCATTGATGCCGCACCGCCGGCCCCGTTGGTCGAGGAAGCCGCCCCGCCCGTCGCGGAGATTGCTCCACCGTTACCGGTCGCACCGGATCCCGATGCACCGCCGACCAGGGTGGTCGCACCACCGGCCCCGGTACCCGAGCCCGCTCCGCCGGCTACGCTCGCCGCTCCGCCGGCCGCGTTGCCGCTCGCCGGCACACCACCGGCCACTGACACGGCCCCGCCAGCCCCCGCGGCTCCACCGGCTCCACCGGTCACGCTCGCCGCTCCGCCGGCGTTGGCACCGTTGCCAGCACCACCGACCATGCTCACGGCCCCGCCGAGACCAGTCGATCCGGCACCACCCGTGACCGACACGGCCCCGCCGTTGCCAGTGTCGCCAGCACCACCGGTGACCGCGATGGCGCCACCGTTACCGGTCGCACCCGCCTTACCGGCGATGCCGAGGCTGGAGTCCGAACCGGTGATGTCGTCGGCTGTCACGCTGCCGGCAATGGTCGCGGTCCGCTCGGCACACGTCATTTTGACGTGGATGAACCGATCGGTCGCAGACCAGTCCGCGACGGCAAACCCCATGAGGTTGTTGCCGCTGGCCGTCGCGGTGGCGGATCCGGTTGACGCCGTGCCCACTTCGGGCGAGCCGTTTTCGTCCCAATAGATTGCGTCCCCTTCGGAACCGCTCTCGCCGTCGGTGTTCGGAACCTTCCAAATACCGCCGGAGTCGAGAGCCCCGAGGGCATTGGCCGCGATGTCAACGGGAGCGATGAGAGGCATCGTGCCCACGACAACCACGTCGCCGCCATAGACGGCACTTGACGGGGTGTGCGGAATGTACCGGCCTTCGTCTTCGGCCAGTTGCGAGGGTGTTTGTGTTTGAGCCATGACTGGCCTCCTGTTTGGTTTGTCAAACTGTTTGGTTCGTTGGTTCTACTAGGTTCTGCCCTGCTGAAAGGAACCCGGCGGGCAGGGGCAGGCCACCCGCCGGGTCGAGCCAGAGCTACGCAGCTCCTTTAGATTTCACACCGCCGTTGTATTCGGCCTTGGCTGCCCCAAAGTCGTGGTACCCGCGGAACTCAACGCCGAGAACGTTGAAGTTCGCCTCCGCCGATTCCACGATGGGGGTCTGTTGGTTGTTGAGGAACACCACCTCCATCACCGGTAGATCATCCTTGTCACCCAACAGGTACCAGCCCGTCGTCGAGTAGTTCGTGATTGAATCGTCCGACAAGTAGGGCGTCACAATCGGCTTGTATTTGCCGGCGTGAGTGTTCTTCGCGGTCGACTTGGTAGATCCGCCTACCATATTGGTCGATTCGTACAACTCGTCGGCCGTCACCTCCAACTCGGGCGGTACCAGGAGGTTCTTTGGCTTGACTCCGAGGACGTGTCCCTCTTGCCCTTGAACCGCCGGCGTTTTGAGTTTGCGGAACAGCAACACGGCCGCCGTGAGCTGCGAACTTTGGAGCGTCGTTCCGGCGCCTTCCATGTAGTTGCCACGCGCATCGGTGAAGAACGAGGCATTGTCGAGGAACGCGGTCCAAAAGACCGTATTCAGCTTCAACGCGGCCCCGCGGCCTAACCGCTGGCGAATCGTGTCGAACGCCCCCAGGTCGTCGTTGATGATGTTCACGCGAGTCAGACCGAGCATCTTTGCGTAGGTTTTGGCCTGGTTCGTGTAGTTCTCTTCCCCCAGGGAACCGTGCTTGATTTCGCCCGATGCACCGACCTCCTCGTATTCGAGCCCATCGGTGAGGCGGTAGCGGGTCATGGCTTTGAAGTCCGTCGCCGGCTTCACCGCGGAGATCTGCCGCCATGTGTCGTCGACGTGGTTGAACCCGGCGAGGATGAATTTATTGGCCGCGGCGCCCAACACTCCCGGCAGACTGACCGCGGTGAACGCACCGCGAATCGGGAAGGCGTACTCGAAGATCTCACGCAATCCCGACCGGAAACTCCCGCGACCGCTGTAGCCGTTGGCTCGGGCGCAAATGAGCATTGCCTCTTGGAGCCCGAGGCTTCGGTAATGCTTGTCGGCTTCCTCCAGGGTCTTGTCGGAATACGCCTTCTCGTAATCCGGCAGACCGGCCGAGATTGACAGGGCCGCTTCAAGCACGTCGGCCTTGAGGTCTTTGCTGCTGGAGTGGATCGGCGGAGCGGTCGGACGCTCGGCGCGAACCAACTCGACGCGGAAGTCCGCTTGCGCCTTGATCGTCTCGGCTTCGAGCTTGATCGTCGGCCATTTCTCTGAGACGGCCTGGCGGTAGGTTGCGAGGCTGCCCTCCAACGCCTTCGCCTTGATCTCCGCCAGCTTCTCGACCTTGCTGGAGTCGTAGCCGGCTGCCTCCGCTTCGATCACCGCGACGTGGTGAGTGTAGGCCGCCTGGATCTCCACCGGGTCAAATTCGGGGATCTCCTTGACTATCGGCGGATCGCTGTCGCCGTTGCCGGCCTTGCCTTTGATCGGCGGCGGGCCATCCTTGACCTCGGCGTCGAACTTCGCCTTGAGAGCGGCCGTTTGCTGGTCGGTCAGCGTCTCGGGGTCGAGGTGCATCTTCTTGAGCCATTCCGTGAAGTCCATGGGTAAACCTCCTGAATCGTGGTTTTGGGTTTGGGCAGACGCCGCGATTCGCACGGTCGCGCCTTCGTCGTCGCCGCCTTGTCCGACAATTGAAATGCGATAAAGCTCGCTGGTCTTGGCTAGGATGAACGGGCCGGTGTGTTCCCGGCCGTTGACTTGAATCGTTTTCCCCTCGGGGATTAGCTTGGGAGGGGACGTCGGGCGAACCTCGATGGATGCCTCCCATGGATAGTCGTTGTCATAGGCTGCGAGCATTTGCTCCCGGTCCGCCCCCGGTACGGAGGCAAATGCAACCGCGTTTATGTATTCGCCCGAGCTCTTGTCGATTGTGTGAATGTGACCTACCAGGCGGTCGGGATCGTGTTCACGGTCAACGGGGAGTTTGGTGCGGCGGACGCGCATCCCCTTGATGTCGCAGACGACGGGGTATGGATATTTCTCGACGCGGAGAAACCCGCCGTTATAGGCCCGAATATCCATCCGGCGAGCCCGGTCCCCTTCGCTCTCGCCCGCCGCCGCGGCAATCGTCAACTCCTCGGCTGCAATGACGATACTGTCGGGGAGATCCTTCAAGCTGGCTTTGATCGAGCTATACTTTTGCATGACCGTTTCTCCGAAACCTGTTTTGGAGCTTCCTTCCGTCACCGTCCGGTTCCTCTTCGACTTCCGCTTCCTCTTCGACTTCCGCCGGCTTAGCGTTGGCGAATATCTTTTCGCGGAGTATCTTCCGCATCTCATCCGGCTCGACGCCGTAGTCACGAGCCATGACAACCAGCTCCTCCTCGAAGTCCTTGCCGTCCTCGGCGTGCAATCGGCTGAGGGTGGTCTCTCCATCGGAGAGGGAGACGGATCGACCCTTCGCCGTCTTCTCTGGATCAATCTTTGGGTAGGCCGGCCAGCCGAATGAATGAGGAGGCACCTCCGCCGCATCGTAGACCCACCCGTAGACGTCGCGTGCCTCCTTCCACCAGGCTTCAAAGGTGGGCTCAACAACTAGCTCATCGGCGTCGAGGCGTTCGTTGTCGCAAGCTGCGAAATAGGTGTGGTGATCGAGCTGGCCGGAAGAGAAGTTGTAGTCAGAGCTGTCGCACATCGCCACATTGCGAGGCATCGACAACGGCCGCGATTGTTCGTTGACGGTTTGCCGTGTGAAGTCGCCGTAAGTAGTGGAAGGATGCTCCGATTTGAGCTGATTCGCGTGCCATCCCATAGGCATCGCCACCGCCATGTTGTGATCCACCTCCAATTCGGTGAGCGGCCGAATCTCGTCCGCTTCCACGCATGACGCTGCTGTGGTTTCAAGTGCCATACCAAACGACGCCGCTGTCTCGGCCGCCGATACCGTTGCTTCGCGGAACCGTCTGGACGTCGCCGTCAAGCTGAGAGTCGAGGAGTTGTCGGGTACGCCGCGGTGTTGCTGCGCCCGCTCCAAGAGAAACCAGTGAAGAATACTCCCGGCCGAAACTTCATCGACCTCAGAACCGGACCCCCAGCCCCACAATCCGCCAGGGTGACGCTTCAATACGTCGTAGGAAACCGGATTGCCGAAATTATCGAACTTAATCCCGTCGATGTGGTTCTCGACACCGTAGGACAAGGAAGGCGATGAACACTGGTCACACTCAAAAGTGGAAATGTCGAGTTGAACGGGGTCGCGTAGGTGTGGGTTGTTCACTAGCCTTGCAAAGGATTCGCCGTCGCCGCACTTCGCCAGGTGCATCACGCGGAGTTTTCGGCGGAACGACACCGCCTTGCACCACCGCGACCAGGCCGCTTCAACCATTTTGTTGAAGCCTTCCGATTTCGTCTCCATTCGGAGCTTCGGGCCGGATCCGACAACGTAGTTTGCGTGAGTGCGGTAGGATCCTTTCGAGTAACCGTTGTTCTCTCGCTCGTACCGCGACCGCTCCCGTAGGTTTTTGCGGACGGTCAGCGAGTTCGCCGCGTCAGCGTCCAGGGCGTCAGCCGCCGCCCAGTGAGCTTCGTTGCCGGTCCCATCTTGAGCGGCGTCGTATCGTGCCCTCACCCTCACGGGGCCTTGAGCGGTTGTGACACTCCGCTGAGGAGGTGGCAACCGGAAAACACGAGAGGCGAATTTCTGTAGCCAATTCACAGCCCGCCCCCCGGTGGTTTCAGTTTGCGGAACCGTAGACCGAGGTGGTTCTTGCCCATCGCGGTATTCGTCGCGGTGGCTTGGTCCGCCTCCGCTAGCTCGGCCGGCGTGAATCGCTTGGTCGTGGCGCCGTCGACGGTAGCTTCCTTGACGCCGCTCCTGGCGATTTCGTCGATCTTCTCTTGAATCGTCTCAGCCATAAAAAAAGACCGCTCGGGTGTTCGGCCCCGAACGGCCTCTTGTGTGGGGTAGCTACTCCCCGTTGACCTAGTAGAAGTCTATTCAGTAGTGTCCATTTCCAGTACGGGAGGGTCAAGCGAAAGTGGCGGATCCGGTTCATTTTTGCCACCACTGGCAATGTCGGAGTCGTACCGCTCGGTCGAGTTGTCGGTGTACCCACACGCCCGGCAATGAAAGGACCGTCGCCGGCTGCCGTCCGCGTTCGTCCAAACCGAGGTGACTCCCCACGCTCGTTTCTTACATTTCGGACACCGACGCCGCTTGCTGGCCTCCCCGGCAATCTCCGCGAGAGACGGGCGTTCTGTGAAGTGACTTTTGCTCATGCTCACGTCCTACCCTTTGCTAGGTCCGCCAAACTCGGCCTAGAGTCTGCCTTGACCGCTGTCCGCCCCGTTCCCCCGAGTAACCGGATCCCCGCCATGTTTGCCGCCACGTCGCAGAGATACGACGCATCGAGGTAATGGTTGTTGTCGCTCTTGCTCTTCCACGAGCGTTGAAGGATACCCTTCACCACCTCCTCGACCTCCACCTCCGCCGTGAGGTGTTTGGAGTAGGCGAAGTGTTTTTGTTCATCATCCGACAATCGCTTGCCGCCGGACGTCTTTCCCCAGAGCGTCATGGATCCAGGTTGCGACGGATCCGTCAACCATCTAGCGTGCTCCCACGATTTCCACCCGTCCGCATTGCACGCGACTAACCAGACTTTCGGCTCCCGTTGGTACGTGAGAAACCAGTCCTGGCCGCTCCGCCGCGTCGCGCTATCCTTGCTCGGCATATTGAACGCCGCCTTAACGCATCCGTTGCTTTTGCCGAACCCCATCGCCGGCCACCAGCCCTTGCCGGCCAGCTTGCAGAAGTGGTATATCGCCGGCGTTTTCCATCCGGCGTCAACGAGGGTGGAGACCACTGGAACGATCTCGCCGTCCTCGGTGGTGTAGGGGTTACTCTCCAGGTCGCTCTTTCGCTCCTCTAACGCCCTGATAATCGCGTGCTCGACGCCTTCGTCGGATCCGCGTATTGTTCCGCGTACCTCTTGGACGTCGTAATGAATGGTGAACCCGGTGGCTCCCGGCCGCCACGCCCTCACGACGTAGTGGAGCGCGATCTTTCGGACGTCGATCCCTTGGGTGACCACCGTGCAACCAGGAGGCACAACTCGCCTCGGGTAGCCGTTGACTTGCCGCTGGATCCGGTGAGCCGTGATACCAGACTCAATCGGCCCCGTCTCTTCCGGCGGATCATTGTCGTACTCGGACGCCACGGCTTCCGGTCCGATCCTAGCCACTTCGTTGTAATACCGTTGCAGGGCAGAGACTTCGAGCTGAGATCCGTCCGGCAATTCTTGAGCGTCAAACCTATGCGGATTCGCCACCTCCGCCCCGGCGTCCATCGCCTCCCGGTTTTCCAAGTAGAAATTGTGAGCGCCGCGAGCGTTCGGGTCCGTGAAGTTCCCCTCTTCGTCTGTTGTCTGGTGGTTGAGTTGGCGGAGTTGTACGTACTCATCCCATAGATCCTCACGGTCCGGCTTCTTTAGTAGGAACCGAAACCGCTTGCCCTTCCACGAGGGTTTCTTGCTCGGGTCGGTATACCAGGCGGAGACGCACTCCCGCCGCTGGATAGTCGAGAGCATCACGCGAGCCACCGACCGCTGTTGTCCGCCGAGGCCAGCGATAGCGCGGTCGATCCGCTCCTCCAGCTTGTGAGCCTGATCCTCGGACCGGACCGTCTCCTCCGTGTCGGGGTCGTCAATGCCGGCCACCTGGACCCGCCGCGAGTTCTTGTTCAGACCCCTTACCGCCGCGTCTAGGCCCCTCGTTGCGATGATCGCCCCCTTGGACGGTGAACCGGGGACCCGCGGGAAAACGATCTCATGGCCGCACCACGCGAATCGGCTCGGCACTTGCTCATACGGCTTGCCGTTGTCGATCCGCTTGCCGGTGACGGTCTGGTAGTGAGCGCGGTTCGGAGTGTTCTCCAGAGCTCGCACGGGGACGCACACCTCGGGGTAATCGTCGTACAGTTTGTCATTGGTTTCAATTGTGTCGCGGATAGATTGAAGAGAATCCTGAGCCGCGGATCCGGTCGCCGCGAACAGCACCGCGAACGTCACTTCGCCGGACAACGAATGTTTGAGGAGCATGCGCTCGAAGAGTTTGGTCTTGCCCTCCCCGCGGCTGGCCGCGAGTGACTGGTCACCGCCGTATCGAATAGCGTGGCGAATTGCCTCGATCATTGCTCGTTGCTGGCCGGTGAAGTCATACCAGAACAAGTCGCCGCAGTAGTATGCGAGCCACTCCTCATCGTTTGCTTCGAGGCGAGCCCGTCGCTCTGGATCCGCGACCGGAGGGATAATGACCTCTCGGCCGGCCGCTCGGAGCCGTCGCTTGCGTGCCGCGTCTCGATCACGTTCGGAGTCCGAACCCGTCAGCTTGCGGATCTTCCGAAGCTGTTGGTCGAGTTTTTTTTCGGCGGCCTTTAATTGAGCCTGGTCAACCATGCAATTCGCTGAATTTCAAAAAGTTTTTTTTCGTCCGAAGTCGGGGGTCGGTACCGAGTTCGGTTGCGACCTGAAAATACTTTTGGAATTTTACCCGATTCCCTATTGCAAAATATACCGATAGCGGTAGAATATAGACAGTAAAGGAAACAACATGAATACAAACGAGCTGAAACACGAAGCACGCGAGGCCGGCCTGGATTGGACCGACGTCCGATGCTTGTACTGCGAGCTCCGCGAGAATGAGCTGTATGCCCGTGAGCGAAAATGGACCCTCCGCGCTGAGGCGTTTGAGCGGTCCGGCTATGGTATGCACTTCAAGGCGGTTTACCGCAAAGCCTTTACCACCGGCGACCATTCCGAAATACCTTGTTTTGACGGCCTGGCCGCGAGCATGACTTACGAGTTCCCCGAGTTGAACGCCTATGGGGATCCGGCCGCCGCCCTTTACGAGGTTCTCTGTGAGCCTCAAGACCTGTTGCCCCCAGCGAGTGAAACCTACCGCCAGGCGATAGAGATACTTTCCCGGCGTCCCCGGCCCTCCGCCGCGGACCGTTGCCCCTTTTGAGGAGTTTGACCCATGACCCAGCTTGAATTGTTCCCTGCCGACGCGGAGCCCGTTGACGACATTTTTGGCGAAGTGATATATGCCTACACTCGCCAGGATGCCATTGAGGACGGGTTTCTGGTTGACGCGATGCAAGGCCCCCTGGCCGACGTGTCCCGCCAGCACTTCCGTTACCCGATAGCCATGACGGCCGCGGTGTTCGCTCTGATCGAGAAGGCCGTTGACAATGAGAAATACTTGAACGACTTTGCCGGCGTTTGGCATGACATTCTGTGGATGTCGAAAACGTGTGCCCACCGATCCACCGAAACGACCAGGTGGTTCAAGGTGATCATCACCGGTACCGGCCGCCGGCGATACCACGAGTTGAAGATCGTTTGCGGCCCTGGCGACGACGCCGAGCCCGTTTTGACCGTAATGCTCCCCGAGGAGGATTGAGTTATGGCAGATATGATCCCCCACCAGACCATTGAGGCAATTGTCCGAGCGGTCACTGACGCAAAGGAGAGGACCGCCGAGGCCGGCCGCCTGTTGGGCGAGGCCGAGGAGATCCTTGAGGCCGCCCTCGGTGGCTACAACACCGTGACGCCCCACGGTTGGAGCGGTGACCACGAGGCCGCTGAGGTCGAGAAGAAGGGGTGGCGGTACCTCCTTCAACAGACCGGCCTGAATCAGTTTGCCTCTCGAAAACGTCGGGAGGAAACGGAAGAGATGATTGAGGCCGGCAAGGCCCCGCCTCTCACCGTCGAGAACGCCGTCGCGGTACTGGAGAACGTAAGGAACTCCGCCGCGACGATTGTTCAAGAGGCCGCACGCGATGTTTACGATTGGCTCCGACCCCACTCCTACTACAACAGGTCTTATCGCACGAACGAGCATAACAAACAACTCGGAGTGCCAAAGAAGATTATCCGTGACTTTGCAATTGACACTCAGTTTGGCGTATTCCTTGGGTACGCGACCGCTGACCGTCTCCGCGACCTGGACAACCTGTTCTCCCTGTTGGATGGCCGCGGCGTGGTCCAGTACCCCAGCGACTCCGCAACCAAAATCCGCGAGGCAATCAGCCGAAAAGAGTGGACGGCCGAGACGCCTTACTTCCGGTTGAAATGGTACAAGAAGGGCACCCTCCACATTGAGATCCTCAGAGATGACTTGCGTGACAAACTGGCCTTGATTATCCACGATCCCACTCTCGCTAAGGTGTAAGCCGTGAACCGAACGACACCACCCGTCAGGGGCTTGTCCGCGATGTGGCTCCGAACTCGGTACCGACAAACGAGTTCGGCCGGCGTTATTATTTTCGCAAGTGTCCACCCCGAAATCATACCGATGCCGGAAAAGTTTTTTTTCTGTCCGAAGTCGAGACCGACTCCCGAGTTCGGACGCCACCCTAAAAATAATTCCAGGGTCAAGGCGAATGCCGCTTGCAAACTGTTCCGATAGCGGTACAATAAGGGCATGAGGGAAACAAACACCACAACACGAAAGGCCGCGACCATGACCGTACTTGGAACTACTACCGACGATTGCGTGAAGGTGAACGGGGTTCACTACTGGACCACCGGCAAGGAAGGCCGCTTCCACGGTCCGCACGGTGGGCACCCTTACCGCGAATATGCCGACGATGGCGGTACCGTAATCCGCCTGGATACCGCCGGCAATGTTTGGAAACCGCTTCCCGGCGTCCGCCGCTACCCGGCCAGCCGGCGCCCCGCTGGTTTCCGTGCCTACCGAACTTGGGAAATGCAACAGTAAAGGAGCCTCCCCGTGACCACCCCCGCGAAAACCATTGTTGGCGAGATTTGATTGTACGGTGGGCATTTTGCCTCTGACTACCTGGCGGTAGTTGCCCCCGACGCCGGCGTCCCCTTTACCCCGAGACCCGACGGAGGAGCCTCCCTTGAAATGTTTGGCGACGGTGAGCCCCGCGAAGGCCGCTCCCTGAATGATTCCGTTTGGCTGGCCTGCCTGGAGTTCTGCGACCGCGGTCACAAGACCGGCCTGGTCAAGGTGTACGCCCCCGACGGCCGCCACGTTGCCCTGACCCGCGTTGACCGCCCGTGCTACTACGGCGCCCTGGATTGGCAGGCGGCCGAGCTGCTGACCGTTTCCCTTGAGGACCTGACCGCTGTTGCGGAGTGATACCCATGATCCAGTTGACCCTTTTTGCCGATCCGCCCCGCGAGCCGCAAGTCTGGCTAGTGGAGTTCCGACACGACTATTTCGGGTGGCTGGATCTTGACCACCGATTCCCTTCCCGCGAAGAGGCCGCCGGCTATTTGCGGGCGAACCCTTCCCCCTACCGACAACGAATGCGACGAATTTCCTAACCACTTTTATTTGAGGAGAATTGCTATGAGCCACGAGATTACAGAACGAGCCGACGGAACCGCCGAAGCCGCCTTTGCCTTGACTCCCGCCTGGCATGGCCTTGGAACCGTCCTTGACCACGCGATGTCCAGTCAGGAAGCCCTGACGGCCGCTCAGTTGAATTGGGAGGTGGTGCAACGCCCCATGGCAATCGGCACCCCGCGGACGATTGAAACGCCCGACGGCCCCACCGAAACCCTGTTGTGGGAAGAGTACCCGACCGTGAAGGTGAACGTCCGCGGTGACAATAACCTGTTCCTCGGCCTGGTGTCCGAGCGGTACACCGTGGTCCAGAATACCGAGGCGTTCCAGTTTGTTGACGCCCTGGTCGAAGAGGGACAAATGGAATACGAATCCGCCTTCTCCCTGGCCGGCGGCCGGCGGGTGGTGCTCCTGGCGAGATTGCCCGAAGTGGACTACGTTACCGACGACGACGCCCTGAAACGGTATATTCTGATGAGCCTGACCCACGACGGGACGGGCGCCATAAAGTTCGGACCGTGCAACGTGAGGGTTGTTTGTGCGAACACCTACGCGATTGCCTTGCAGGAGGGGACCGTCCGCGACCTGACTATCCGCCACACCGGCCGGATCGACGGCAAGCTCGAAGAGGCCCGCGGGATCCTTTCCATGGCGAACACCCGGTTCGATGAGCACTCCAGCACGGCCCGTGACCTGGCCGCGAAGAAAATGACCACCGACGAGTGGGCGACGTACTTGGACGTGATGTGCCCGCGGATCCCGAAGGAGGATCCAGACTACACCGAAATGCGAGCGAAGAGGATCTCCGAGACCCGCTCCGCCATAACGGATTGCTACCACAACGACCGCCAGCGACTCCCCGGCATTGCAGGATCCGCATGGGCGGCGTTCAACGCGGTCACCGAGCATATTGACCACCTCCCCCGGCGAGGCGCCACGCCCCGGCAAAAGGCCGAGACGCGATTCAACGTGACCCTGGCCGGCCCTGGCCGCGACATGAAGGCCCGAGCCTTTGACGCGGCTTGCCGGATTGCCGGCGTTGCGACGGTTAGCTAGGTTGACGGCCCGCCCCTGACGGCTCCAACGGAGTGGAGCCCGACGGGATTGGCCCTTGACCTTTAACCCTGGAGGAGTGCGATGGCGACTATCCGACAACGAGTTGAACGCCTGGCGAAGAAACAGAACCCCGGCCGCCAGGTGTGGACCACGTTCCGACCGAACGACGCGAAGGCCCCCGAACAGGCCGAGGCTCGACAGGAGCTCAAGGCGTTGGAGCCCACGACGACGAGACTGGTGAAGCTGTGTAGTTTGCACGTCCTGAAGGGGGTAGCCGACTCGCTGGGAAAGGCCGCCCGTTTTGTCCTTGACGTTGACGCGGATCCGACCTCCCTGGCCGCGTTGGAAAAGGCCGCCACCGAGTACGAGGCTTTTGTTGAGTGCCGTGACGCCCTGGCGGAGGCCCGTGAACTGGAGAAGGCGTTGAAACGCAAAAGCTATGGGCGACGGTGCTCCGTGTCGGTAGAGCACTTGGGAGGGTTTTGCTCCCTTGAGCTGGCATCCGGCGACACCTGGACCGAGGTTCTCAACACACTCAAGAGCGGAAAGTAGACCAATGAAGGAGTTGAACATTCTCCCCACCTGGCGACACGATTGTCCCCACCAGGGCACCGACGGCTGTTGCGAGCACCCTGGACAACTGACGCCCGAGTGCCACGAGTCCGCTTGCCCGTTCGCGGAAGAGGTACCGACGCCCTTCCGCCTGGACAACCACCCCGAGCCGCTGGCGCCCCAGGAGCCCGAGCCGCCCGAGAAGCTAGTCCAGACGCCCCTCTTTGCCGGCCTGGATTGCTGCGCTGGACAATTGGACCTATTCCCCACCGACGGCCAGGAGCCCACAGAGGACGCCTGAGCCCCCTTGACTTTGCCGGCCGATAGCGGTAGTATTATGAACATGACAAGAGCAAAATACTTTACGACCGCCGAGGCCGCTGAAAAGCTAGGTCTCGATGAGCGCCGCGTCCGCCAGTTCTGCGAAGCCGGCCGGCTAGGCGTGAAGATTGGCCGCAATTGGGCAATCTCCGAGGCGGACCTCAAGAGGTTTGCCAAGAAACCCAGGGCGGTAGGACGCCCGCCGAAGAAGGGAAAGTAACCGTGAACCCGTACAACGGATTCTCCCCGAGCTTGCGAGCGAAGTCCGGCGTTTGGTTGCGGAAGGAGTACGACGCCGGCCGCCGGACCCGTCCGGTCAAGTGTCAAGTTTGTGGGCAAACGGAGGGGGTGATCGAGGCGCACGCCGAAGACTACTCCGAGCCATTTGGCGACAATATTGACCAGTACGCGCTTTGTTACCGTTGTCACATCATCCTCCATTGCCGGCCGAAGTGCCCCGACGCCTTTGCCAGGTACGAGGCGGCACTCGCCGCCGGCTTCCGGTTTGCCCCCCTGACGACCCGAAACTTCCCGCGATTCTCCGCGGACCACCTCCGCGCTTCCGGCCGCCCCGAGAAGGTTCAAGTGTCCGACGGCCCCTTGCCGGGGTTTGCGGACATCCTGGCTCACGGCGCCAGGATGCGAGAACTGAACGGGGTTGAGGATCCGCCGAGACCACCGAAGCAACCCTCCTTGTTCTAAAACGGGTTCGTCCCGAGCACCCAGGCCGGCGGCATGGTTTGGCCCACGATCCCGAGCCAAACCCTGCCCGTCCGGCTTACTTCTTCAAGTTCTTCTGCCGTGAGTTTCCAGCATGAAATGACAAGAGGTATTCCGGTTGGCGACGGACCGACGAAGACAGAGAGACAACTACAATCCTCATGGGTCATGGCCGTTGGTTTCCCTAGAACGTGGTTGGATTCTTCGAAGTTGGTTGGAATCATTTGGGGTTCCTGTCTGGCCGACCTGGCGGCGTTCCCTCCGCTGGATACCATGCCCGCGAGTAGGGAGCTTCGGCCAGGTTGCGAGCCTTGAAGATTGAATTTTGGTAGAGGAGATCCACTTCCCCGAGGTCGGCTCCGATGCCGGCCGCCACCTCTTCCGGCAAGAGGCCGTGATCGTCAATG